CTCGAGGTCTTCGTTTCATCCATCGTCTTCAGGGCAATGAAACCCCTGATTTCGGTGGTCCCCTCTCTTTTACCGCGTCCAGGCGATGAGTAAATCGTCGTTACGGCGTTGGGAGGGGAACCTTACCCATTCTGGGGCTCTTGTACAGGCGATCGCAAAGTCATCCATAAACTTGGATGCTGGTGCGTCGGCGGTGTCATCGCGAGATGCCACTTTGCTCTTAGACCTTCCGGGAATACCCGGACTTCTTTTGAGCCTGTGTCTTGAGCCTTTCTGGGAACTAGGGTGAAATCGTAAAACTCGAGGGATTCGCTTCTCCACGGGCACTATCTGGCTCGTGAGACCATCATCCGAGATGGTAACTAGGCATCCGCCTAGTTGTGTAAAGGCCTTTGCCGGCTGGCAATTGTAAGTCGGTTTCCTTACAAAGGAGATTTCCTTATGGTTGCGCCCTTACGTGGCCCCTTCAGTAGATTAATCACTGAAGAGGGCGTCGCAGGACCGGGTTCTTACTCGATCTACGGAGAGCGTCTTTGGTGGTGCCAAAAGAAACCACTGAAAGACGAACTACCGTTCACGTTAGGCTACACACGGATCCTTTTTCAGACAGTAATGGATTTAGCGAATGGCCGTTATGGCGATGCGCATAACCATCTGACTCCCGTCGTGACCGACAACTTCAAGAAACGAGCTTACACGAAAGCGTATAGCAAGTTTGTATCGAAGGTGAAGGCCGAGACGGCTGAATTAGGCTCGACTCTAGCTCAGTACGAGAAGGCACGCTCGATGATCATCGACAGAGCTAAAAGGCTCCGAGAGGGTTTTCGTGCCGTGCGGCGAGGGAATCTCTACGCACTTAAGTCCCAATGGGGGAAGGGTGCTGGGATTCGCGCAAATGCGAAAAAACAAGGCTCTAACGTGTTAGAGGGCAGCTTCGGCTGGGCCCCACTCGTTAAAGATATAGCCAATGCCGTCAAAATTCTCGGGGATGGTATCCCGCCCCCGAGGGTCCGTTCGAGGAGTCGCTTCGGCTACTCCAAGGACGAGGGCTACACGAATTACGGCTCTACTTCGAGCTGGAATCCTACTGTAGGCTATCTTGAAATTTCGCTGCGGGCATCCATCAGGGTCACAAACCCTAATGCGTTGCTCCTCCAACAGCTGGGACTCGCAAATCCAGCGTCCGTCTTGTGGGAGATAGTCCCGTGGAGCTTTATAGTCGACTACTTCGTTAACGTTCAAGATTTCCTTGATTCGTGGACGGATTTCCTCGGCTTAGAGCTTGAAAGGTCATCGCACACTTTCTTTACCTTTGAAGACGGTCGGATCGCTTACCAGGTGAACTCATCTGGTCATGTCTACTGGGCTTATAGCTATAAGCGTGTAGACGCGAACCGCGTTCCAGGTATTCCCGGACCACAATTGGTTCTAAGGCTTCCCTGGCGAATGTCTGTGCAGAGGGCGACAACGTCCATTGCGCTACTACTTCAACAGCTCCCATCAAAAAGAGCTTAACCGAAAGTTTCAAATGCCAACCATGGCTGACATCACCATCAAAAAGAATGATGGTACCACCGACATCGTATGGAACAACGCCGGCCCCGGTGGGGGTGACGGAGTTCCAGCGATCTGGCGTCCGAGTTCAATCGGAACCAGTGTTGCCAAGCGTCCAGCCGCAAGGTTTTGGACTCTCGGCAGCAGCCAGGCTACGCGGGTTTGTCGCTTCACAACGACCTTTCCGCTCGTCGACAGTGTGTCGGGATTGATTGTCGGGTATATCACGACCTCGGAAGAGGTCAAGATCCCGGTCATCGCCGCCGACGCAGACGTCAACGAAGCCGTGGCTCAGTCGGGGAATCTCCGTGACCACTCGCTCATTGTCGCCAGCTTCCAGAGCGTCAGCACGCCGCGCTAAACACGCGGTTAGTGAAGGCGCTTTCAAGCTGCCTATTCGGCAGCGTCCTTCGGTGGGCTATAGCCGTCGTGATTTGCTTTTAACGCTTTCAACTCTCATGGATCTCCGAGCCCTCGGGCTTGGCGACATATGGGACGAGGCTGCGTTAGATCCAAATCACTGGTTTAACGTCTACAACACCGGTAACGCTGAAGAGTACGTGAGCCGCCTAACAGCGGCCATGATGCGTACAGGAGTGCTCGAAAAGAGCATATTCTGAGCAATGTGCAACGCCCTTACGGGCGCAAACGGAGAACAACGTAATGAAACCTTTCATACGTTCTGTTAAGGTCTACCTGACAACAGCTGCAACACCTTTCTGCTTGGATCTCCTCAAGAAATTGGAGAGTGAAGACTGGGAGGCTTTGGTGAGAGCAAAAGTCTCACCTCGTGGATACACTAACGCGACTCATTACTTCCTGGACGCCCAGGCCGCGGCTTTCTTTTCCAAGAATGCCAGCTTGCCTATTAAGGTGGACAGGGAGGCCGCTGCCTTCCAGAAATGGGAGGCTGCTGAGAAGCTATGTGCCTTGTCCAACGCTTACCTTTCACGCGTATTACACGGTCCTATGGACCGCCATACGCTCGCCGTACATGAGTTCCTCGAACGTGTACGGAGGCGGGTAAGCTATTGGATGGGTCCGGTGCCGAAAGACCTCGACGGTCGTTTCGGTCCGGGTGTCACTTTGTGTTGCAGGGGCCGCCTAGCGACGGCTGCTGACAAAATGAGTGTAAAACCCACTACCACCCTTCATGCGCTTGGCCTAACCCGACACCTCTGGGAAGAGACGTCGTGGGGGCGTGCTGCAGCATCAAGAGCCTCTCGTGGAGAGGTTGTTTATGTAGAAGGGTTGCTCAACTATGTGACGGTCGTAGACCGTGCCGAGTGGATGTCTGTCCCAAAGACAGCTGTCACCGATCGGAGCATCGAGATTGGTCCATCGCTGAACGTTTTTTATCAGCTCGCCGTCGGCGAGCGGTTAAAGACCTCCTTCCTCACTAGAGGTTGGGATCTGAAAAACGCAGCAGGTCTCCATCGCACGCTTGCGTGCAATGCCAGCAAAACTGGCTCTCATGCTACAATTGATTTGAGCAGTGCTAGCGACACCGTAAGCAAGCTTTTGGTAAAAGCTTGCATACCCAGTGACTGGTATGATCTCCTCGATCATCTGCGTACCAAAAGAACGCAGACTCGTAAGGGTCCAGTCTTCCTCGAGAAGTTCTCGGGCATGGGTAACGGTTACACCTTCGAGCTGGAGTCTGTGCTCTTCATGGCCATTTGCCAAGAAGTGTTGGCGTTAATGAGTCTTCCTACTAACGTAGGGGTCGACATTAGCGTCTTTGGTGACGACATAATCGTTCCAACAGCAGCAGCTCAGAAGTGTATTGAGACGCTCAACTTGTTAGGCTTTGAGACGAACGTCGATA